CATGACGACGGACGAGTGGGCTGCTCTGGCCTCCGAGCGCTGCGCGCCGGAGGTGGTGAAACACCCGGAACTGTTCGCCGCCGGGCCACTCGCGGTGCAGAAGCCGCGGTCATCTGTACCGGCGCCGCGGCACGTCGAGACCGACGAAACCGACGAAGACACCGACCGGCTCGGCTGGTCGGCGATCCGGCATTCCCGCTTCGACGACGAGGATCGCTTCTGATGGCGTGGACGCAGACGGACCTGGACAAGATCGAGGCGGCCATCGCGACCGGGGCGCGGCGGGTGCGCTTCCAGACGCACGAGGTCGAGTACCAGTCGATCGGCGACATGCTGAAGGTCCGTGACCTGATCAAGGCAGACCTCGACACGGCGCGGGCGCCGGGTGTGCTCTTCACGCAGTATGAAGGCAGTCACTGATGAACGTGCTCGACCGCCTGATCGCCAGCGTCGCCCCCGTCTGGGGCGTGCAGCGCGCCGCGGCGCGCAATGCCCTGGATGGGATCGCCGAGCGCTCCTATGCCGCTGCCCGAACCGGCCGGCGGGCGAAGACGTGGACGGGCCGGCCGACCTCGGCGAACGGCGAGATCGCGCAGTCGCTGCCGCGGCTTCGCGACCGCAGCCGCGAGTTCGTGCGGGATTCGTGGGCCGGGCAGCGCATGCTCGACGTGCTCGTCGGCCATGCCGTCGGCACCGGCATCGTCACTGTGCCGAACACCGGCAACGACAAGATCGACCAGGCGGTCAAGCTGGTCCTCGAGGAATGGGCGGAAAGCGCCGATGTCGAGGGCGTGCTCGACTGGTCGGGAATGCAGGCGATGGCTGTCCGTTCCATGGTCGAGGGCGGCGACTGTGTGATCCGTCATATCGACATGCCGCTGATCGACCGGACCGGCCCGGTGCCGATGCGGCTGCTCGGCCTCGAGGGCGACCAGATCGACACGAGCCGCGACGCGACCGTGGTCGACGGGTCGGTGCGGCTCGGCGTGAAACTCGGCCAGTACGGACGCCGCGAAGGGCTCTACCTGTTCGAGACCCATCCTGGCGAGATGCGGCTCGGCTCGATCAACTCGAACCTGATCGCGTGGGACCAGCTGTCGCATCTCTACCGGCCGCTGCGCTTCGGCCAGGTGCGCGGGGTGCCGTGGTTCGCGGCGATCCTACTCAATGCCAAGGAGGTGCAGGATCTGATCGACGCGACGCTGGTTAAGGCCCGCGTCGAGGCGTCGTTCGCCGGCTTCATCACGCGGCAAAGCGGCGGGGCGTCGCCATTCAGCAAGCAGACGACGTCCGGCGACAATGGCGACAGGCTGACCAGGATCGAGCCTGGCATGCTGACCGACATCGGCGACGGCGACATCAAGTTCGCTAGCCCGTCGTCGCAGACAGCGTTCGGCGAGGTCTACACGACCGCCATGCAGGCGATGGCCGCCGGCGCCATGATCACCTACGACCAGCTGACCGGCGACCTGCGCCAGGCGAACTACTCGTCGCTGCGCGCCGGCAAGATCGAATTCCGCCGCCTGGTCGAGCAGCTTCAGTGGACGATCCTGGTTCCGCAACTGGTGGCGCCCGTGTGCCGCCGCGTCATCGATCGCGGCATCCTGGCCGGCAAACTCCGGCCTCGCCGCGAGGGATACGCATTCGACCACATCATGCCCGCGATCGAGCCGATCGACCCGAAAAAGGATCTCGAGGCGGATATCCTCGCCGTGCGTTCCGGGCGGCTGTCGCCGCAGGAGTTCATCGCGGCCTGGGGCCGCGACTGGCGCAAGGTGATCGAGGACACGTCGAGCTTCTTCGAATTCCTCGACGGCCAGCGCGGCGGCGAAGGCCTGTCGCTGGACATCGATCCCCGCAAACCGATGAAAGGAAACGGCGATGGCTCAGCCGGCAAACAGCTCGACGAGTGACGGTTTCCGCGACATGCAGCTCGTCGAGCGCGCGACGCCGATCGTCGGCGTCGACGACGGAGCGCGCACGGTCGAGGTGGTGTGGACGGCCGGCGCAAGCGGCCTCCAGTACGACTGGGTTTCCGGCAAGCGCTACATGGAAGAACTCGTCGTCACCGAGCGAGCTGTCAGGCTGGACCGGCTGAATGCCGGCGGTCCCGTGCTCGACAGCCACAACCGCTACGGCGGGTTGAAGTCGATGCTCGCGGTCGTCGAGCGTGCATGGATCGCCGGCGGAAAGGGGTTGGCGACGGTGCGCTTTCCGAAGGCCGAAGATGATCCAGACGCCGACCGCATCTTCCGCAAGGTGCAGGACAAAATCATCCGAAACCTGTCGACCGCCTACAAGTACCACAAGGTCGAGATCGACAAGTCGAAGGACCCCGAGGTCTGGCGCGTCGTCGAATGGGAGCCGTTCGAAATCTCCTTCGTCCCGATCGCCTTCGACACGAAGGCGCAGGTTCGTTCCGAGGACCGCGCCGAAACCTATCGCTGCCTTTTCGTCGATCCTGCGGGAAGCGAGGCGCGCCTGGCCCGCATGCGCATGCGGCAGCGCAGCGCCGGCTTCTAGCCCGAAAAATCACCGCCTGCGATCCGCCGGGGCCGCAGGGGCGACGGTCTTTCACACGCCCCGGAAACCGTGAACGAGGAACAGCTATGAATAAGTCAGCTTCCCTTCTTGCGGCCGTCGCCCTGACCCTGTGTGCCGGCCTTCTCATCTTCTCCCCGGAGGTCGCGCATGCGGCTTCCGCCTTCGGTTCGCCCGATCTCGCGCATGCGTTCGGCGTCCGTCATCTCGATCTGAACGACGTCATCCAGGCGTCGCCGGTGCTGCTCGCGCTTCGCTCCCGCCTCGACGGGCTGAAGACGAAGGCGGACAAGAAGATCGCCGAGATCGGCGACGCCACGCCGCCCGACCAGGCGCGCTCGATCGAGACCGAACACGGGGTCATCCTCCGCGAGATGGAAACCGTCAAGGGCGAGATCGCCGCCGAGGAAGAGCGCATCGCGGCCGAGCAGCGTTCGCGCCAGACGCCCGAGCCGCTGACCGCGGCGCAGGCTGCCGACATCATGAACATTGGCGTGCGCGCCGGCATTCCGGTCGGCGACATCGAACAGGCGGTGCGCGACGGCGTCACCGTCGACGTGTTCCGCGTGCGGGCGTTCGACCACCTGGCCACACAGTCCGCGGCGACGCGCACCGACCCGGCGCGCGTGCTTCGCGACGAAACCGAGACCCGGCGCTCGGCGCTCGGCGAAGCGCTGGCCTACCGCATGGGCGCGCCGGTACCGCAGGCCGGGCCGTCCGAGGCCGCGCGCGGCTACATGGAGTTCGTCGACGTGCCCGAGTTTGCCGCCGCGGCGATCGGCCATCGCGGGCGCATGGTGACGGTCCGCGAGCGGGAGGATCTGCTGTCGCGGGCGTTCCATACGACCAGCGACTTCCCGGCGATCTTCTCCATCGCCATCAACACCGCCCTCGAGCGGCGCTACGCGGTGGCGCCGCAGACCTTCCGCAGGATCTCGCGGCAGCGCGACTTCATGGACTTCCGTCCGCATTACGCGGTCGGCATCGGCGAATATCCGATGCTGGAGAAGCTCACCGAGGCGGGCGAGATCAAGTTCGGCAGCTTCGGCGAATCGAAGGAAACCATCGCGGTGGTGCCCTACGCCAAGGGCCTGCGCATCACGCGGCAGATGCTGGTCAACGACCGGCTCGGCGCCATCGCCGACCTGATGGGCGGCTACGGCCGCACGGTCTCGCGCTTCGAGGAGATCACCTTCTACACGATGATGCTGTCGGCCAACACGAAGCTTGCCGACACGAAGGTGGTGTTCCACGCCGACCACAACAACCTGGCCGGTTCGGGCGGCGCGATCAACGTGACGACGCTCGGCGCAGGCCAGGCGGCGATGCGCAAGCAGACGGGCCTCGACGGCGCGAAACTCAACATCGCGCCTTCGATCCTGCTGGTCTCGCCGGACAAGGAAGTCGAGGCTTTGCAGTACCTCGCCGTCATCGTTGCCAACGATTCGGCGAAGGTGAACCCGATCGCCGCGACGCTTTCCCCGGTCGTCGCCGGCGAGCTGACCGGCAACGCCTGGTACCTGTTCGCCAACCCGGACGATGCTGCGGTCTACCAGTGGGGCTATCTCGACGGCTACTCGGCGCCGCGCGTGCGGCTCGACGAGCCGTTCGGCACCCAGGGCGTCGGCATGACGGTCGAGCACGACTTCGGCGTCGGCGCGATCGACTATCGCGGCGGCTACAAGAACCCCGGCAACTGATCCGGATGATCCGGCTGGGCGGCGGCGCTGGCCTGCCGTCCGCCACCTGACCGGGCGGCGTCGTCGCCCGGTCGATCGCCTTCCCCTCGTTCCCCGCGCGGCGCAGGCGCCGCAAATTCCTGGAAAGGATCACCTCCATGAAAAATCACATCCAGCGCGGCGACATCCTGACCGTTCCGGCACCGGCCGGCGGCGTCGTCGCGGGCAATCCCGTCGTCATCGGCTCGCTGCGCGGCTTCGCTGTGGCAACGGCCGCCGAGGGCGAGGATGTCGCCATTGCACGCACGGACGTTCACAAGTGCGTCAAGGAGACCGGCGCGGCCTGGGCGGTCGGCGACAAGCTCTACCTGAAGGCCGACGGGTCGGGTTTCAACAAGACGTCGTCTTCGAAC